TCCGATCTGTGTAGCTTTGTCCGAATTGGGAAAAATTAGGATTCATCCGATTTGTCCTGTGGATTACTTCTGCGACTAGGTGATTGCTGTGATCAGGATGTAGATGCTGTGCGATCCTGCTCCAGCCACAGCCCACAGAGTTTCACCTTCATGCAGGATGATCACGATCTTGTCCCCATTGTCCATCAGCAGGCCGTTGCTCGTGGTCACTCCCTCGTTGCCAATATACACAGTCCCCTTGCTATGAATGCACACACTTCGCTGCACATTGTCAGTCGGGACAATCTCCTGCGCTGTTGCTGTGATTGTGTATTGATACGACACTGCCATGTTATTGCTCCATTCCCATGTGGCGCTTCTTCACGAATCGATGGAAGTCAGCATGGTGTTCTGATGATAGCCAGTATCTTCTCTCATGCGGAAGGATGCAGCCTGTGACCGCGTGAATTGGGAAGCCCAGCCCTTTGGCTCGTAGGCAGAAGAGTAGATCCTCACCGACCCATTCCTGATGCAGTGGCATATCTTGGAAGAAGCACCACTTGTCTCCTTGATGAAGAGGATCAGCATTCTTCACGAAAGCTTCCAGCACTCTGCGATGCACCATCAGACATCCTGTGCCTGCTGCATCTACTTCCACCACGCTGTCCTCTGGATAATCGTGGAAGGCAAAGAGCCCACCGGATTCTCCCAGCTTGAAGATGCATGGCACTGGCTCCAGATAGATCTGACCTGTCTGCCATCCGCCAAAGACCACGCCTGAGACTATTGGCCGCTCATCCTTATCGGCTGCCTCAATCAGCTTCTTGAATCCTTCGATGCTCAGCTTCTCATCAGTGTCGATCATCAGCAGCCAGTCATCTGTGGTCTTCTCCAAGAAGGTCGCTGCCACTTGATTGCGCAAGCGTGAGATTACTCCTGAGCCTTCGAGTGTGATGAATTGATTGAGCACCTTCTGGCTTCTGGCCAGATCCAAGATGCTCGTCATGAACATCGTGCTGACATAGCCTGGCGAGCAGATCCCGATGGTGATCTTCTCAGTCTCTTGGTTCATGCCATCTTCCTTCCATAGTTGATTGGCTCATGCACATCCCTGATGAATGGGATGAGCTCTTGGTACTTGACGAAGTATCGCCCAGGAGTGCGCTCTGACTCTATCTCCAGATGCGCGATGTCCTCTCGGTGTATTGATCCCAAGAGCCAGAAGCGATTGTCTTTGACCGGCATGACTAGCCAATAACGCTGATCTGCTCGATCTGATGCGCTGATCCACAGTGTCCGATGGACATTGCACCGGATCTCATAGCCGTCAGCAGTATCGCCTCGGCCTGTGTGGATCCATTGATTCACATCGTAGAGCGGATCTTGGTAGTGGTATTTCCCCACAGCCTGCTGCGCCATCCAGCCTTCCATGATCTTTTCCGGATCTCTGGGCTTGACTCGGACTTCTGGGAAGTAGTTGATCTGACAGTAGATGGCCGCGTGTGCAGCTTTGATGAGATCGCTCGCGTTGAGCTGTATCAGGTAGCCCATAATCACCTACACAGCCAGAGCTGATAGTCATAGTCATAGATCTTGTGGAAGGTGATGGTCTGCAAGACTGTCGGCTCCCACTTGGCAGCTCGAAGCATCTGCTCGACATCCTCAACTCCCCAGCCCCAATAGTGCTCTGGATTGTCTGCATCGCTCTCATCGATAGGAGTGCTCAGGATCAGCAGATTGGACTTCTGCCGGATCTTGCGCAAGACCAGGTCTGGATCATCCAAGTGCTCGATGGTTTCCGAGCAGATGAAGAGATTGACTTGTGGGATCTCATCTATGGTCTGCTCGATGGCTCCGGTGTAGTCGTAGCCAGGAGCAAAGTCCCCGATGTGTTTGTCCGGTAAGTCCAGAGCATTGATGATCGTGGCATCGCCAGCGCTCAAGTCTGCTGCACTTGTCGCACCTTCCGATGCCCATCGAGCCAGAGCTATTGTGCTGCTCACTCGTAGCTTGTGATCTGCCCACTTGGAATGCTGATGTGGGCTCTCGTAGATTCGCATCAGCTCGTCATCGTTGTAACGCTCTCGCAGTCTCCGGCGCATCAGTACCAGCCTCCGACTCCGCGATGATCAGCTCTGCTCATCCACGCGGCGAGCGCTCGACATGGTGTGCCATAGCGATGCTCGATATAGCCCAATCCCCAATCGACTTGCGCCAGTGGATCGCGCAGGAATTTTTCCTGCTGAGCTTTGGAATTGTGTTTCATGTGTCTTTGTGGAATGCCCATGTCATGAGTCTTGGACTTGGCATTGCTTCGCCAGTTTGATTCCTTTGTCCAGAGCTTGTCCAGGCACTTGAATTCGCGCTCTGAGATTTTGCCCTGGGCATAGTCTTTTGCACTTGGTAAAGCCATGCAGATCATCAAGATCCATGCTGAGATTTTCTTGGTTTTGTGATTCATCTGATCACCGATTCGGAGAAGTATTGAAAATAAATAGAAGTAAATAAATATCAAAGATGCCCAGAATTTAGAGAAAAGGAAATGCCCCCCCTTCCCCCCCAAATTTTTATGGAGAGGATCCTGGAGATGCCCGTCATCTGTCGAATGAGGTTTCTGCCCCACGCCTTCGCGCAGGGAGGATGATAGACCATCACCCTGACTATCAGGAAGCGACTCGCTAGAAGCGTGATTCATAGCCACATCCCCAGCAGCTTTGCACCCACACGCCTGGCTCCAGCTCATTGGGCGATTCGGCATATTCCACGATCATCTTCTTGGCACATTGCGGGCATCGGCGCTCTGATTCACTGCGAGAATGACCAAAGCGCTCTGCCACTTTGCGAGATACTTCTCTGAGTCTTGCTTGCTTCTCTTCTTCTGTCTCTGGCAACTGTGGCCAGGAGCTTCTCACTTCTTCGGCCATGCGCGACCAGTCCGAGCATCAATGGGCTGACAGCCCTCGACCTTTGATGGGCAGAAGTAGGCCGCCCACTTGTCATCTTTGGCTTTGCGGAATACGCGCTCGCCATGCTCGCATCGAGAAGGGAATGCATCTTGGCTCTCTTCGGCCTCTGTGACCGCCCAGGGATTGTCATCGATGGGCTCTTGTACCAAAGAGCGCACCACAGCCAGCGAAGGCTCCACAGAGCCATCAGCGCCCCAGAGATCCAGCGCCACGCCAAAGCGCATCGCTGCATTCTTGATGGCATCGGAAATCGCTGTCTTGACTGCATCCGCTCCCTTTTGATGGGGCTCGCTTGCGCCATAACCGATGCGCGTGACTCCCAGAATGGTCAATCGGATCCACAATCCCCCATTCATGTCCAGTCTTGGAGCTCCACGCTCATCGACAGACATCGGCTCCCATGTCCAGCAGGGATCAACTTGAATCAGACGATCTGTGACCAGCGCGTGATTGATGTAGGCAAAGTCTCTGCCATTCATCGACTTGAATTCGATGAGATCTTGGGGGAATGGCGCGCGCAGCGCTTGTGCATCATCAGGAGTCATCATGCTGCCATTCTCCTGCGCACATCAGGGCTGATCACTCGATAGATCTCGCCATTGGGATGCACTGATGGCGGAGCGACCACATAGCCGTTGAATTTTATATCTACGCCCTGGCGCAGCTTGCCTGGGAATCTGGCATCTGGCTTGACATCGTAGTAGAAGTGAAATCCATTGCCTGTGCGGATGGTCAGCGTAGTAGGCAAGCCTTGAGTCGTACCGCCAGAGCGCTCATCGACATCAAAGACCACAAGACCGCTCTTGGCGCAGGCGATTCCGATGTTGAGATCCGGATGAGCTGACCACCACTTGATGGCCAGATTCGGATCATTGGTCGCGCTCTTGAAGCCGTTTGGCGCGTACTTCCCGAAGGGCTCTTTCCCTTTGGGATTCAATGGCAAGACATACCAGCCCTCAGCTATGTAACTCAGGGCATATTCCAGCATCTTATTCATGACTTCACGCTCGCATGGCGTGATGCGGCTCTGCCGCGCTTGAATCCGATTTCATGGCCGTCTGTGTAGCCATTCCGATAACCAATCAACATCGCCACGAACATCGTGACCAAGATGAGAATGGTGAGCATGATGATCTCAAAGTTGCTCATATTCGACTCCTTCCAGTCGTAGTGAAATTCTAGCGCTTGCCCCTATCGTCTAAGGCTCGCGCCACGCCCTCTGCGAGCGAAATTTTTGGGACATACCATTGGAGCATTTTGTACGGATTTCCCACTCGATAGGCCACGCCTTTGGGCTTGTCAGCTTCCACCCAGATCTCTGGCATATAGCCCATCTGCTCTCCGACTATCTCGGCCAGTCTCCGGAATGGTGTGGCGATGCCTGTGCAGAGATTGACAGTGTCATTGACCTTCAATCGCGCCATGACCAGACAAGCCGAGACGATGTCGTAGATGTGAATCCAGTCGCGCACAGTGCGATCAGAGCCCCAGATGATGAAAGGATCCTGATAGGCCAAGCCGCGCTCGATGAAGCTGGGGAATGGATAGTCGAGATCTTGGTCTGATCCATAGCCGGAGAATGGCCGCAGTGTCGTAACCGAGAGCCCTTCGCGCCGTAAGTGATTCATCAGCATCTCGCCGGTCAGCTTTGCCCAGCCATAGGTCATGTCAGGAGTCTGGATCATGTCGAAATTGATGTCAGCTTCCGAGAGTTTGTGCTGGAGAGATTCCTCTTGATACTTGATCGGATAGGCCGCACTAGACGAGAAGTATAGAATGTGATTGGGCTTGGTACGCAATGCCCAAGATGCGAATTCGGCATCAATCGAGAGATCTACTGCCAAAGAGAGCGGAGATCCTTCGATGAGCATCCGACCACCGACCACAGCAGCTAGATGAATGACCAGCTCGTAGTGTGTCTCATCATTGCGGAAGAAGTCTCTGGCATCTGTGCCAGTCTTGATGTCGATGCACCGAATGTCTCCATAGAGATCCGGTGATGCCAGGAAATTGCGCCCCACGAATCCCTCGGAGCCTGTAATCAGAATGGTCATGTCAGCCTCTTGATGAGCTGCGCATATTCATCCGATGCCATGTATTCCACGAATCTCGCGCCGTCTGCATCGTAGATCTCCTGACTATTGACTCGGACATAGCCTTCATCCACTGCGCTCTTGCCGATGAGCGGATGACAGTGCTCGATGATGCAGTCCGGCAGATAGAAGAGACGGCCAATATCTTCGCCCAGTCTCTTCCAGAAGTTGTCAAGATAAAGATGGATGAAGCCCTCTGGAACCATGCCATCGAGCTCTGCGGCGATAATGCCTTCCATGCCCACTGCTGTGGGCAGATTCTCGCGCTGGAATAAGTCATCGCCATAGACCAGGCCGCCACGATCTTCCAGAATGTCAATCCACATCTGATCCCAGCGATGTGTCCTCGGCCTGTGATCATCGCCCAGGAAAGCAAAGTGAGTGAAGGAATGTTCCCGCAGAAGCTTGCGCACAGCTTGATTCAGTGGAGCTGCCATGCCCTTGCTCTTGCGGCGAAAGACCATGAGATTCTCTGCGATTTTCTCATATTCGAGAAGCTGTGGATCATCGTGATCACAGACCACGAACATAGGAGACTCGGTCATTGTCTCCTTGAGAGCTTCTTGCAGCTCTCGGATATTTTCTGACCTTCCGCGTGATGGCACGATGATTGCCATCGTTGCGAAGTCACTTCTTGGGATTGTCCTCATCTGATTCCTTCCGGTTCGCTGATTTTTTCAAGCCATTTGATGCCAAGATACCGCCGAGACTACCGGCAAGGAATGTCACAATCGTGGAAATCTGGCCGCCGATGAGCTTGTCATTCTCGGCTTGTGCTCCGATGGGCTGTGTGACGAATACGAAAGCGTAGGCCAGGAATGCGCAGAGCATGAGGAAAGTCGCTGCCACCATGATGCCAGTCCAGAAGATCAAGCGAGCCCAGAGCTCATCAGGCGCGAGCCTATCCCTTTTGGCCATCGACTTGATCCATGATTCTCTTGTAGATCTCTGCGCCAAGAATATCCTCAGAGCAGATTCCACTGGCTTCGCAGAGCGGCTTGTGGCAGTGCGGATTGGCTTCTCTGTCGGAGAAGATTTTGGGATCTTGGCATTCATAGCGATATGTCCCATCGAAGCTGCATCCGGCCATCGCCAGAGCAATCAATGGGAGCAGCCATATCAGCGCCCGAGTGGATCTTTGGGATTGAGATAGCGATAGACAGGCGGCAAGACTGCGGCGAGCGCGGCGGATGCCAAAGCCTTCGGATCCATGCTTCCGGTTGCCAAGTAGTACGCGATCACTGCACTGATCGCAGCTCTCGCCCAGGATCCTGCGACTTGCTTGATTGTTTTCTGTGTTTTGACCTTCATGATGCTCCCTCGAATGTGGGAATCCCGAAGCCGACAATGGATCCCCCTTTGCCATATTGCCTCTTCTTACGCATCACTTCGCCGCCATTGCGTTGGGAGCCACTTCCGGAAGTGTTGCCTTCTATTGTCTCACACCATCCTTTGCCCAGGTCTTTGACCACGATTCCGACATGAGAAATCCGATTGACATTGTCATCTGGAAAATCGAAGTAGGCAATCCATCCTGGCTCTGGCTTGGCTGGAGCATCCGCCCACTTCTTTGCCTTCTTGAAGGCTTCTGATCCTGCGACTGTTGAGACTGTATTGGGAATCTTGACCTTTGCCTTGCGAGCGCACCAATTGACGAAAGATCCGCACCAGGGCAGACCATTGGCCTTCATCGCCTCGCCATACTTGGTCAGATTGTCGAATTGCTCGGTATAGCCTATCTCTGCCTCAGCTATCTCAATGAGCTTGGCGGCTGTAGTCATCAGAGAGTCGAGATTTCTTCTTCTGTCAATCCCAGCGCCAATAATTTTGTCAATGCTCCTTGACGAATATCTCGAATCTTTTTCATCTCCGCAGCGTAAGCAGCAGCCTCAGCTTCCCCTTTTTTGGCTTCTTCAATTTCTTCTCGAGTATAATTTCTAAATGTTTCCTCTCCAGTCTCGGCATTGATAATCTTTTCCCGATATTGCGATGTCATGCACTCCCCCAAACTTGAAAAGTCCCAGCATCCCAATTTCCTGAGCTAGAGATAGCAGTTATCGAAGTGACAACGCTTGAACTCTGCCACATTCCGCCTATGTGGAAATTAGAAGGGCCATCTGTACCGCTTGGAAATGTATATCCGACCGCACCATGATATCGCTTACTGCCCGAAGAATTACATCCATCGATGACTACATAACCATATGAAACGCTCGCGGCATTATCTCCCATACGCCCGAAATAAATCCGATCATTATCTGTGCCGTCATAACTCTGGAAATTTCCTGATGACCATGTCGATTGACTGCGATAGACTGCACCATATTGATCATAGTTAGTTGCCGAATCGCTATTGATTCTAAATCCCTGATAACCAGATGCATTGGCGATGCTTCCGCTTATCATGAGAATCATCAAAGAGTCATAACCAGATGTAAATGTGACTGTAACAGTTGTCGCGCCAGTCAATGTGCCTGTTGCGAGCAATGAAAAAGACTTAGCGGCTCCTGTTGGAGTTGCCCATTTCATTCCTGTTGATGCAGTCGAATCGACTGTTAGTACCTGATTCGTAGTGCCAATACCTAATCGAGTATCTGTTGTGCTAAATGTGAATAGATCTCCTTTTGTTGTCAATGGTGATGCACCACCACCGACATCGAAAGGAAAGAAAATTGCCTCAGATGAGCTGATGAAATCCAGCACTCCGCCCTGATACTGTGATAAAGCCAGAGATGCTCCTGATGCTTTTCGCACTGTGGCAGTGCCAGCAGTGATAGTGCAGACTCCTGTGTTTTGATTGATGATCGTGACAGTATCTCCAGCAGCGAAGAGTCCAGTATTGACTGTGATTGTGGTCGCGCTTGTGCTGTTCATTGCCACTGATGTGCCTGCATCTGCCGCGACCAAGACATAGGATGTGGTCTTGACGGCGGCATCGCCACCGAGCATGGCTGTCTGTTGCAGCGATGTCATCTGAGCGGCAGTGAGCACTTGCCCAGTGGTGAAGGTCTGTTTCGCCATATCTTCTCCTTCTAGGTATAGGCCAAAGAATCTTCATCGAGCAGTCCATCGACAGTCGAATCCAAGACGAATCCTACCGCGAAGGGCTGTGCTGTGGTGAAGATTGTGGTGAATGAATTGGGAGTCATGTCGTATCCCACTCCAGTGATGACAGTCTGGCTGACCACATTGCCACTCGGGAAGGCTTGCGTGACTGTGATGGGATCAAAGACATCAAGTTCCAAAGCCTTTGTCACTCGATTAGGATCCGAGCCATCAAAGGCATCAATGGTCATCGATTCCATCCGAAGATCTGCGCCCACTTCTTTACGGCTGGCGATGATCATCTGCGCTTGATTCAAGGCATCAGCATCAGTCTGAGCAATCGATGTGCGAATCCGCGAGTGGTCGAAGTAGGTCAATTGACTTGCCGTATCGACAGCCGATTGAGCTGTGCCGCCTGTTCGAGTGACTGTGCAAGAATTGACTAGGCCAAAGTCGGAGAGATCAAAGCTGACGGCCAGATATTTCACAGTCCCGACAGCTCCAGTGTCAGAAAATTGTGTAGATGTTCCGCCGGAAGAGCTGATGATGTCATTGCGTGACTTGAATGTGGCGAAGCCGCGTTGATCGCAATAGAAGGCTCCCAGCTCTGTGGCTTCTACTTCCTGGCAAGCTGAGAGAGCTGAGCGACTTGTCCCAGTGTCAGCCTGGACAGTAGTGGTCGCAGTGGTACTGATGGATCTCATTCCGCCTGGCCAATCGGCAGCATTCAAGATGGAAGTCACGCGCTCGGCTGTGGTCTGTCCTGCTGTGCCGCCGGAGACTGTGGTGATCGTGGTCAGATTGAGCAATGCAAAGCCATCTATGCAATTGAGCTCTACATAAGCCGGATCAAAGCCAGTCGGAGATTGGTACTTCCATGACTGCACATACATCGATCCGAGAGCATATTCAGTGCCAAAGGTATCGGTGGCCAAGAAGCGGATTTTGCGCATCGGCAGGATTTTCCCGTAGAGACTTCCCGAAGTGTTGGCCGGATTGAATAGCCCAGTCTGATCAATGAGCCGCACATAGGCAGTCCCCGTCTGGAAGCTGTCTGATGCGCGATTGTAAGCTCTGCGAATCTGCGCTCTCATCACATATTGCGTGACATCCAAAGTCTCTGAGGCTGCTGTGCCAAGTACCGAAGAATCCAATGGCGTAGCCGGATCATCCAAGACGAGAGCCGGATCGAATGTGCTGCCATTGGAAAAGTCAATGATGCACTTGAATGTCGCTCCTGTGCTCATCAGCGCCCTGCAAGGAGAAGATTGACTGGGACTCCAGCTCTTTGATTCTCATAGAGGCCATTCGTGATCGCTGTGACAAGCTCCTGCTGAGTCAGCACAGATCCCTGCACAGTGACATAGACATCCTGAATGACTGGCTGACCGCCCATCTCCACCATTGAGAGCTCTTGCCTAATTTGACCAAGACCGGCCTCAATTCCCAGCTTGGCCACTGCCTCGATGCTGACTTGCTCCAATTGACTGCGGATATTGCCCAGAGCTGTCTGACGATAATCCATGCCAACGCCTTGATCACTGGGATTGAGCAGAATGACCGGAGCTTGCGACCTCTTTTGTGCTCCAGCTTTGCCTGCTCCTCCTGTGCCTACGCCTGGAGCATCCGGAATCTCCAAGCCAGTCTTTGTCACATAAGTGACAGGAATCTTGATCTCTTTGCCCTCAAGCTTCTTGAGCTGAGATTCGAGCTCGGCAGCTCTCTTCTGATCCTCAGCCGCCACAGCTTTGGCCGCTTCCGCTTGCTTCTTGAGAGCTTCATTGCGAGCTTCATCCAGAGTCTTCAGCTTCTCCAAAGCCTTCTCGTCATCCTTGACAGCCTCGCTCTTCATTGCCATCAAAGCTTCGATGCGTGCCTTCTCTTCTTTGGTAGTCGCATTTCTTTTGGCAGCTTCTAAGTTGATCAGATCCAAGTCAAACTTTGCCGCAAGAGCTTTTCGGACTTTGTCATCTCGCTCTTCTTGCGCCTTCTTTGCCTTGCGCTTTGCCTCTTCCGCCTTGCGCTTCTTCTCGGCAGCCGCCGCCTTCTCCGCAGCTTTGCGAGCCGCTTCTTCCAGAAGGAGATTGCCCTTGATGATATTGGCCTGCTCGATGAGCTCGGCGCTATATGTGAAAGTGGATTGAGTCTGGATGGCCTTTTGTCGAGCAATCTCGGCTTCAGTAGCAAGTGCTTCATTGCCCTTCTTTGTGAGATAGTTGTACGCTTTACCGACAAGCGAAGTCTCAAAGCCCCACTTGACCACGCGACCAATCAAGCCATCTGTCTGTTTATTGAGATCAGAATAGGCTCCTTTGAGCTTTGTGCTCAGTTCCTTGCCTACTGATGCCAGACCAGCCAGGAGAATCGATGTGCGATCTGCGGCAGTCTCCAGCGCTTTGCCCATATTGTTGATCTGGCTTGCTCCATCAGTGCCAAGAATCTTGAGAGCATCACCGATGCCTTTGCCTAATCGCTCAGCAGCTTCATCTGCTGAGACTTTGAGACGATCCAGCGATCCTTGCATGGTGGCAGCCGCGACAGCTCCCTGGCCGCCAAAGAGTGAAGTCAATTGCTCCATGACCGAAGAGAGATCTCCGGACTTGATGGCAGCGCGATCCAGGCTCGGAATGAGCTTGCCTAGTGGCGTGAGATTTCCATTGAATGCCTTTTGGAGAGCTGAGACTACTGACTCCAGGCTCTCACCACTGCCTGCACTGATGTCGATGGCCTTCTTGAGAAGCTCTTGCGCCGCCGTAGTCTCGCCAAGAGTCTGAGTCAATGCTCCCAGAGCTGGCCGCAAGCGACTCTCGGAGATACCACTGGCGCGTTGCAGATCATCAGCGAATTTGAGCACTCCAGGCAATTCCATGCCCTTGCCCAGATTGTCAAAGGTCTTGGTCAGGATCGCGACTTGCTTCTGCTCTTCGATGATGGCCTTGATACTCTTGCGAGCCAGGCGCTCGGCAAAGACTGTGGCAGCAGTGGCGGCTGCTGCGAAGGCGGCTTTGGTTCCCAATGAGAAGCGTTTTGTGATCTTCTCCATGCCACTGAGATCTTTTGTGGCGTTCTTCAGTCCCTTGTTACTGAATTTCGTGATGAAGCTAATCAGTACGGAGCGGCCAGCCATGTCAGCCCTTCTCGAATCTCTTGAGAATTGGATCCAGGATCACTTCAAGCTTGCGGCTAATCTGCTCCCCATATTCTTCCTTTATTCGCCAGACTCCGCGCTTGAGATTGCCATGCTTGACATTCATATTGTCGCGCATCAATTGACCAGCATTGGGATTGCGCGCTGCATATCGAGAGTCATTGCGCTTCTTGCCTTGACCGATGAGCTCGAACATCTTGCCCGATACCGAGTCATTCATGATGCCCAGCACATTGTCAAAGCGTGAGGGATTGTCCTTCTGATAGCCGCGAGTCAGCTTGATGCCACCACGAGCTTCTCCGCTATCCCAGCGCCAGCGAATCGCAGCATCTCGGCCTCGATGATCTTGATCATTGATCCAGCCTGGCGATGTGTAGGTCGGCACTACTGTGCGCCAATTGGAGAGCGGCGGCTCAGTAGGGATGAATTTATCCTTGACGAGCTTGACATAAGGCTGCAAGAGCAGGCGCGTGTCTTGTGTGAAGGCTTTGCGAGCTTCCGGATCGACCTTCTTGAGATCGCGCAAGACCTCGTCAATGTTGGAGATGAAGATGACCTCGGCATTGCCAGTGCCTTGTGTGGTTCTCTTGATCATCTTCTTCGCCCTTTTCTCTGAGTCTGTGCTCGTGCTCTCTCCGAGAGGATAGTCCTCATCGCAATCAGGAAAGCCGGATCACACTCCAGCAGATCATTGGGAGCGATGCCAGTGAGCACCGACAAGGTCGCGATCTCGAAGATCCGCCCTTGTCGGCTCACCCATTTGGGGCATCTGCCACAATGTCCACTTCTTTGAGTGTCTCCAGGAAAGCATCGCCATATTCGTGCTGAGTCAATCCCTTACGCTTCATGCACTGATGTGCAATCCAGTAGAGATCACTCTGCCGCTCATTATCTCGGAGCAGCTTGTAGAAGCCGCCCTTGAATTCTGACTCGAAGGCACACTCCACTGCTGGAGTGATGTCGAGTAGCTCTGTCTTTCCATCTTTGGTCTTGATTTCTAGCCTCATCCTTCCGATTCCTTCCTAGTTATGAGCTCGTGCTCTTTGTCAGACCTTTGACCGGCCAAGTCACACTGGCAGTCGCAACGCTTTGCGAATCGCCCGAAATTGGCTGCCAGGAGCCAATATAGCAAGACATGGAGTAACTCGGATTGCTCGTGGTCACAGTTGATCCTGCGGGAATGAGCTTGAGATTGAGATATGTGCCGATAGAACCTTCCACGATGCTATTGACCGAGCTCGATGCATGATCATTGAAGAATTCAATGGATACGCTGTCCGAGCGGAGCCCACCGAGAAAAACATGATCGACATCGCTCATCGCAGTGATTTCGACTGCATCTGTCTCTCTGTTCAAGGTTATTGAGCTCACATGATCTGAGATCGTGGTCGCACCAAGTACCACCACGACATTGTTGTTCATATAAATTGCCATGATTTTTCTCCTTCTATCCGATCAATTCTACTCGGTAGCGATAGGCAAGGTAGTCAATGCCACCGACTTGAAGTGATCCGCTTGTCGCTGTGGTGACTCGCAGTGTTTGACACGCTCCAGAGAGCGTCTTGTTATTCTCCAGCACAGTCTTGATCGAGCTCGTTCCCGAGCCTGCCAGATATGTGTCCAGAGAATTCTGTGCCGAGCGTTCGCTCATTCTTCCGGTGATGAGGATGAGATCCAGGCTGGCTGTGTCGAATCCTCTGTTCATTGATGTGTCGAATGTGAAGTCCATCATCCCGACTACTGCCGCAGGCACATTGACCGAATCTGGGACTGTGTCGTAGATCCGAAGGCCGGTGATGCTGGAAAGTTGTGTCTTGATGTTATCTCGCACAGTCGATGGAGTCATCGTCATGCGAGCACTTCTTTCCGATATGCCCTGACCATAGCTGTGACATCGCGCCCCAGTGGGCTCATGCGGATGGCTCCAAGATCTCCCAGTCCCAGGATTCCGCCTGGCGAATCCTTGCGCTTGTAGAGATCGGCTGTGAGAATCAAGCAGGCTTGATTGATGTCATCTGGCACAGAAGGCCAGCCCCATCGAGCTGTGACCTGTACGCCTGGCCTGAGCCCGTTTTGGAATAGTCCAGGAAAGATTGGGAAGCTCTCTGAAGTAGTCACCATCGTGACTTGCGTATAAGGCCGACCAAGATCCAGAGCTGTCAGAGGATCCATGATGTAGTCGGTATTCAATGTCAAAGTTGTCTCGAATGTGCCATCGCCATCCTCATCGAGTTTGACTATGAGGCCAGAAGTTGTCCCGATGTCATCGGTGTAAAGAATGACCGGAGAGCTCACGCGATAGGGGCGAGCGGATGCATTGGCATCCAAGTAGAAGCGGCGATTGGCGATTCTGTCGATGGAGCGTGAAGCTGCCTCGACCATAGATTCCAGAAGTGTGTCATCCACATTGTCCGAGATGCTCAGGAATGTCTTGATTTCGGTGAGTGTGGCATAGCCGTTTGTTATGGCCATCAGCAGCTCGCAATCGAAAGGGAATTCGAGACGGATGCGCGTGAGAGAGTCAATCGGTACATCTTCCCCATGTGATTGATCCTCTCGTAGAGCTGCTGATGGTCAAAGCCAGGGAGCCACCGGAAGGAGCGACTCCCTGACATCTAGTGATGGACTAGAAGCTTGGAGCTGCTAGACCAGTGCCATTGATTTGTGCGATGGCCTTTGGATAGCGCTCTGCTGAGTAAGCAGCGAATCCAAAGAGCACGATATTGATTGCGACCTTGCCGGTTGGCTCCTCGAAGGTGACATACATCGGCTCGCCTGTGCCATCTTCCCAGAGATGGGATTCGTTGGCATCCATGACGAAAATGGTGTCTTGATTGGTCGAAGCTCCGACATTGGTTGCAATGTTGGCATCGGTGACAATCGGCAATCCGAGAATCGAATAACCGGAGTTTGCTCCATAGGATGGAGTCCCTGAGCCCACGCCGATGGCATTCTGTGGATTGTTCGCTGTCGGTACTACGAGCGGGCGATTGGATCCATCAACACCGGCCAAGAGGAATCCGAGACGGCGTGGATGCATGATGATGTGTGTTGGGCTGACATAGACATTGGACTGAATCTGTTGAAGCGCATCTGCGATCTTTGGATAGAGCCCTGCGACTGTGCCGGTGGTCGCTGTGTAAGTGACCAAGATGCCGCTTGTCATGGTCGCAAGACCAAGAGGCTGACCATTGGATCCGGAGCCGTTGAGGATCAGATCATCGAGCTTTGTGTGATAAGCGCGAATGAGATCAGAGAGCACGATGCTCTCGATATTCGTGCCACGCATCAAAGCTTGCTTTGAGACTGACTGCTGACCGGCAATGGTAAAGACATCCACAGTCAAGGTGGTGTCATCGATGTCTTGTGAGACTGCCGCAGTGTTCTGGCTTGTCTGTGCTGCCACAGATGTGCCAGTGGTGATGCGGCTGATGACTGCGCTCATGCCTTGAGCTGGAAGCTGATGCTTGCGGCTGACATCTGCTGTCGGGCGGCCTGCGCGAGCTAGTGGAGCATAAAGATCCACGAGATATTGCGGCACTACCAATCCGGCAAAGTTAGAAGTCGAGACTGCGCGCTTTTCAATAGCCATTTCACGCTGATGGCGTTGAATACGCTCCTGCGCATCTGGATCATTTTGGAATTGTGAGCGATACGCATCGGCAAGGAATGAATTGCCAGAGCGCTCGGTGTAGGTCATTGGTTCGCTGACCACATAGGCAGGAGAAGCTGAGCGAGTCTCGCTCTTGTTTCCTGCATCAACTTTGGCAGCGAGATCTGCTGCCTTTGCATTGCGGAGCTCGATGTCCGAGATCTGCTCGATGCGCTCATCGAGCTTCTTGATCTCCACATTGAGAGCCTCCACATTAGCGAGCTCGACTTCTGTGAGATCGCGTTGCTCTTCTGCTGCGCGCTCGACAATCGACTCGATCATGCTTGTCTTGCTCTCACGCTTCTCGCGCAAGGAGACAAGGAATGAATTGGACATAGTTCTCCTCTTTTGTTTGTGGGATTGTGAGAAGGTGTTGCCAAGAGAGGCAAGGTGTTCTGCTGGCTTTGGATTTTATACCATTTTTCGCAATTGTGTGAGGATTGCGAAAGCTTTTCCGACACGCGATTCATCTCTGCTCACGATGGCATCTGCCCATCGCTTGCCAGGATCTCCGCCCCAAAGAGCCCAGGCGATTCGACCATTGGAAGGGAAGCCATCTTCTCCAGGAGAGAATCCTTCGCCTTGCTTGTCAATCTCATGACGCGCAAAGAATGATGACATCCTGCGCACTGTCTCGATGGGCAATTCTCTGCCATTGGCAATGTCACGAGCTCTGGCGATTCCGATAGCTGTGCCGCCTCTGCCGAATTCACGCCGCCAGGCAAGACCGCGCTTGGCTTCTTCAATCATTCCGGCTGTGGGCTTGTAGCTCTGCCGAATCTCAATCTCTGGCTCTTCTTGTCTGTCCCCATATTCTGCGATATTGAGCGCAGTCAATTGTCGCTCTGCCTGCTCACGAGATCGATGGCAGCCCATAAGCTCTCGGCCAGCATCTTTGATGACCGCAAAGCCAGAGCATTCTGGATGATCAGTGACGATGCTGTAAGGCATTACTTCTTCAAGGTAGCCAGGATCTCACGCGCATGAGCCAGGCGCGGAGCTGTCGGATCTTCTGTGTCGCGTACTCCAGAAACAGCAGCGAGCTCGCCATAAGCTCCAAAGGTCACAAGAGAGATCTCTGCCAGATGTGCCTTGATCCGTTCGATGACTCCATCATCGCGCTTGCGATTCTTCAATGGCATGAATCCGATGGACAATTGATCCAAAGCGCCATCCTTGATGAGCTCCAGGATCTCATCGCCTGCGCGAGTCTGACTGACTCGCATCTCTGCATAGAGCCCCTGATCTGTCTCCTTGAGCACAGTGGCGCGACCTAGCGGAAGCGCTCTGGCATCATGACCGCGCAGAAGCTTGACTCGGAAGGGAGCGCGCACTACATCGGCAAAGGCTCCTTTGCGGAATACTTCTGTGAGCGATGAGCTGATTCTTTGCTCAACATCGTAAGGCACAGCGATTCCGCTAATTGTGCGGCCATCGCCTGTCGCACGATATTCGAGATCAATCGAGAAGCTGCGATGCTCCAATTCATTCATCGATGCTCACTCCTTCTGCATCTACTTCGGACTCTTCTATGTCCTCATCTGGCTCTTCTATTTCTTCCACTTCATTCTCTGGCTCTTCCATCATCGGCTCTCTCTTTTCCATTTGACGGACTTCATTGACTGTGAGGAATCCATTGCTCAAAGCAATCTGATGCGCTTGATAGCGAGTCAGTGTGTCTGTGCGCAGGAGTGAGTCATAGTTGAATCGCGCTGATTGACCACGCACTAGAAGATCCGAGAGAGCTTCTTCAATGCGCTGCGCGATTGGTTGAATGCTCCATCGAATTAGTTGCAGATTCTCTTGCTCCACATTCGAGTAAGTGCGTGATGAATTAGGCGCGCCTAAGTAATAGGCAGGCAGTCCCAGGATATTCGATGCTTCGACAAGTGCCTGCTGCTGCGCTTCGATAAGTTGAGATTCTTGTGCATTGTCGCTCAAGACCTCAAAGTCTGTGGTGTTATTCAATACGGCAGGCGCACGATTGCGCGATGAATACATCGACATCCATGCAGCTTTCAGAGCATCAGCTTCTTCTTGTGTGAGATCAGGATTGGCAGACTTCAAGATTGCCGATGGACTGACTCCGCCATCAAAGTAGCGCGCTGCATATTCATTGATCGCAATAGATTTTCCGACAGCTTGCTTCTGTGCTCCGAGAATTCCCACACCGACCAAAGATCCAGGCATTGAGAAATTCTTGATATGAAGGATCTGCGATTGGTCATACTTGTTATCGTCTATCGTATAAACGATTCGACCATTCTCTCGCCCTACATGGACACGATTGGGCTCGACTGGATAGAAGCTGTCAGGCAGACCATTGATTCCTGGCTCTCCCAATACTGCAATGTAGTTGCCATGAATAAGCAATGCTGCTGCCATCGCGCTGATTGTCTCCATGCGAGTGTGTGGCGGATTAGGCCGCAGCAAGATATTCGGTGTCGGAGTGACAAGCTTTTCTCCGCGATATGCATGGAGAGGCATTGCGCCAATTGCATCGGAAATCAATGTGATGCCGCGCCAGATTGCAGGCACTCCCAGAGCTGTGTCTTGATCTACATATACGCCAGCCCAATTGCCCTCGAAGAATCTTCCGACTCTTCCCAATGAATCGACATAACCTGTATTCGTATAGACCACACTTGGCTGCATCTGTCGCTTCAGGAGTCTATTGAGCACTATCTCGCTCCAATGCTATGCCAAAGAGCGTGAGGATCACGCCCCCACATATTACCGCAGCGCGCTGGGAATAGAGCGCAATTCCGCCAGTGAATGTGACTGCGCCGAGTAATTGAATCGCAGTGCTGATTCGTTTGATTTGATTCATCAGTAGATCCTGCTCCTTTGTGGTTCCTTCTCCGGCTCTTTGTGGATGATCCCAAAGACTGCCAATGTCGCTGCCACCAGATCAATGGCTTCATCACAAGACTTGCGATCCCACGCCCAGGCATCGCCCAGTGGCCTTCGACTTGTGCTCTTGATGACTTGCCGCAGCATTGGATCGCCATCGTGTGCCAGCCTGCCATCTTGTACCAAGTCGTAGAATGTGCCGCATCCTTTGGCAAAGTCTCTCCGGCCTATGGGGATGACATTGACACCATCACGCTGCAAGGCATCGATGAAAGATCCTGCGGGAGATCCGGCATCGATGACAATCGGCGCTCGCCACTTTGTCGAGAGCTCTTTGCATCGCTCCAAGACCCAGCGCACTCCATCGCCACGCTCCACGATTTCGATGGGGACTTTGTTGCCAATTCTGCCTGCTGCGGCAATCGTGGCCTTGTGGCGCTCGAAGGTGACATCTAGGCCGAAGATGATCTGATTGCCGATTCGTGTGCTCGTGTCAGCCAGGCCATCCCATGCTGCATCGCTGATTACTTGGACAGAGGATGTCGATGGCCAGACATTGAGCCATTCACGCGCAAAGATAGCGGCAGGATTCATGCTCGCTGCCTGGCGCACAGCTTCCAGAGTCACACCATTGCGCATCCCCAGGGATGGGATTGCCTCATACCAGACTGACTCGTCATGGACATCGAATTCATCACTAGCTGGAGCCCACTCGAACCAAGCCAGGCCGGATTCCTTACTGATAATCGATTCATGGCCGAGCGCTCGATAGTGTTTGAGAAGCTCGGAAGTTTCAGGATCTCCCGCATTCGATACCAGCCAGAATTGCCCATTGCGCCTTGTGGCCAGCGTAGGCCGCAAAGCTGCATCGATGTCCAATGTGTGAGTCAAAGCTTCATCGATGATGACCAGATCCAATGTTCGGCCTCTGCCGCCGGTACTGCTGGGAGTGAGGATGGAGTAGCTGCTGCCATTCTTGAAGCGCACCATCTCATTCCCGTTGCGATAGATAATCTTCGAGATCTGTTTGGAGAGCTTCGGTGATTGCTCCATGATCGCTGTGTGCTCATCCCAGGCATGGCGCGCCATATTGCGATCCTGAGCTGTGTAGGCCGCATGATGTCCAGGCTGCAAGCATTCCATCGCAATCCTGGCACTGACAAGCTTGGACTTTCCATTCTGCCTACCTACGGCGGCGGCAGCCGTAGTCCAGAAGTAGTCTCCATGATCGTCATATTCGAGAGCTACATCCGCCACAAGCGCCTGCCAGGGAAAGAGCTCGAAGCCCATCATCTCTGCGACCTTGCGCAATTGGACTCCACGAGTCTTGCGCTCTGGCCTTCTGGGAGTCCCCCATCGTGGCATCGTGTTATTCAGCAGGGCTGTCATCTATCTCCTGCCAAAGATCTTCTTCTTCTCTCTGGACACCGATCATGTCCCAATGAGCTCTGATTTCTTTGGCGATAGCAGGCACAGAATGGAGATTCTTGCCCGATGCCTCAATCAGATCCCATGTGCGAGCCAGTCCCAGCATCGACTCGGTGATTGATGGAGAGATGTCTGTGATGCCTTTGAGAGCTGCGACCATCGCTGCCTCGTGCCTGCGAGCTCGTGCCTTCTTTGCCTTACCACTTCCGGCTTGGGAGCGACTTCTTCCGGATGGCGTTGCCATATATTGCCCCTCTCGATTGATTACAGGATGAACAGGCTGGGCGAAGCTCGCCTCGCCACATTCTCGGATCTCGGACTGAAGCTAGTGGCGGATCATGATCCACTTGCGTGGCCAGAGCTGTCTTGCACCAGTAGCAGACCGGATTGAGCGCCAGAATAATCTTGCGTAGTTTTCTGTAAGTCTGTCCATATTTCTGCGAATTATTTCCATTTCTTTTATTTTGTCCCATTTTTATTTAGCCCAATTTCTTTCCTGGGGAGAGAGAAAAAGCATAGATCG